GGAGATAGATAAACGGATGGTAGAGAATAAAAATGATGTCAGCAAAACTGGCACAATGGCAAGAGATAAATATAACAAGGTTCCATACGAGATAGGATGACAGATTTTAAAAACCCAGCCGCACCACAAATAGATGAGTTAATAACAAGAACTAAAGTTGGTCGCGGAACACAAGAATTTATAAGAACTCCAACTGGGAAAGCTGTAGTTGAAAGAGCAATAGCTGATTATAGAAAGGCTCTTGGTGAACTTCAGAAAATGGCTTTTCAGGAGTGGACTGGTTCTTCAGAAGAAGAACTTAAACATTACCGTAAAATATCTATTGACCTCGCTACCCCATTAAAGCTACTCAAGTGGCTGGATGCGATTATTGCAGATGGAGATAATGCTGAAAAGCTGGCTAGGTACGGAGAATCGGAATAACTTAGGAGATGTAAGATGGTAGACGCTACCCCACAGGATGCGGCAGAAGTAGAAGAAAAAGAACATATTGATCGGACAGTACAACGTCCTCGTGACGCAATGATGGAGGAAATTGTAGCTAGTAGAGAGATTGATGTTCTTGAAGATATTGTAGGTGAGGAGGCTATGGAGGAAATAGTCGAAGCCGTTACAGAAGAGCCAGAGGGCGAGGAAGAAATACAACAAGAAGACCCAAGTTCTCCGGTATGGCTCAAAGATGGAAATTGGGTTACCTCTGTAAAGGTTAATGGCGAAGAAGTAGAAGTTCCTTTTGAAGGACTAAAAACTTCTCACCAGAAAGATGCGGCATCTCAGCAGAGATTTGAGCAAGCCGCTCAACGAGAAAAATTTCTTGTTCAGAAAGAGCAGGAATTAAGAGCCTATGCTGAAGCATTACAGGCAGAGGCTCAACAGGCAACTCCACCCGAACAGGGCGAGAAGCCAGAACTAGATACTGATTATAAAGAACTTGTAACACAGTATCACCAAGCGTTGTATGAAGATGATGCGGATAAAGCCGCAGAATTGTTGCAGACTTTGACAATGGGGCGCACACAGGCTACCCCGAATGTAGAGGAAGCAGTTAATAGAGCCTTGCAAGAGGCTTATGCTCGACAGCAAGCGGAGCAAGCAAAACAGAAACAGATGCAATATGAAGGTTCAGTCAAGGAAGCAGTTTCTTGGTTTGAAAATGAATATCCTGATGTTGCTGGTAATGCTGAGTTAAGGGCAATACCAGATAATAAAACGGTTACTATAATGAAGGAAAATCCATCATTAGCACCGGGACAAATTATCCATGCCGCCGCTGAATATGCGAGAGAATGGGCGCATCTTAATCTTAATGGAGGCAAAGGCGCTAATGCTAGAGCCGAAAGAAAGAAGAAGATCGTTTCTGAACCAAAACCAGCCCGAAAGACAGCTAAGATCGGAGAAGATGAGGATTTGGAGAAGACTCCAAGCCAAGTCATCGAAGAGATGAGAAAGTCAAGAGGGCTACCCGCACTTTAATTTAGGAGAAAGTCATGGCAGGACAAGTATGGTCCGTCAACACCTCCGGTGGGTATATGTATGCACTTAATCTCAGCCGTGAGTTGAGAATGTCGGTTCAGCCCGTTGTCAAATTTCGACAGTTTTGCGACATTAAAGATGCCGCACATCAGGGCTTACACCGGGGTGATACATTCCATTGGAACGTGTTTAGTGATGTTGCCACTCAAGGCACAACACTAGTTGAAACCAATACTATCCCAGAGACATCATTCACGATTTCTCAGGGTACGATGACGATCACTGAAGCAGGTAACTCTGTCCCATGGACGGGGAAACTTGATGACTTAAGCGAACAACCTGTTCGTGAGATCGTTAGAAAAGTTCTTAAGAACGATGCCAAGAAGGCATTTGACACATTAGCCGCCGCTCAGTTTAACGCCGCCAAACTACGTGTAGTACCTACTGCTGGTACTAGTACGACTGCTTTAACGCTGACAACGAATGGCACGGCTACTTTAACTAACGATGTTGCTTTTCAGAAAGAGCATGTTAAGTTAATTGTCGATACCATGAAAGAGCGTAATATCCCAGCTTATACTGGTGATGATTATTACTCTCTTGCGTGGCCTTCAACGTATCGAACTCTCAAAGATGATCTGGAAGGAATCCATCAGTATGTAGATCAGGGTTTCCAAATGATTATGAATGGTGAGATCGGTAGGTACGAGGGTGTTCGTTTCGTAGAGCAAACACACATTGCTAAAGGCACTGGTATGGGTACTGCTGGTCAGGCTTGGACTAATGGAGACTCTGATTGGGCTATATTCTTTGGCGAGGATACTGTTGCAGAAGCTATCGCTGTTCCAGAAGAAATTCGTGGGAAAATTCCCGGAGATTTCGGAAGGGATCGTGGTATCGCATGGTACTACCTCGGTGGCTTTGGTATCACTCACACTCAAGCGGCTCAGACACGTATCGTGATCTGGGACAGCGCGGCTTAAGGAGATATTATTATGAGTTATAGTGATCCTCGTGAATATATCTATCAGGATACGGTAGAAACCGATTTTGGTGCTGGCACTGGTACTGCTTGGAGTTTTAAAGGCCCAAGTGGTAAGCAGGGTAGCTTGAAAAACATTGGTTTGCATGTAACTGAAACCTTTGCTGGTGACCAGACGACTGGTAAAGTTTTGATTGGAACAAGTTCTGATCCTAACTATTATGGTCAGTTGGAAATCACCGATGCTACTGCCGCTACCGATACTTTTAACGACCAAGACGACTCTAATTGCGTAATTATCGAGGCACTTCCAGCAGACACACAGATCGAAGTAACTTATGTTCAGTGTGTTGACTCTGGAACTGCGGCTGGTAAAGGTTATGCATATGCAGAAGTCGAATGGTACTAGGAGAAAATTATGGCTACTAAAAAACATTCAGCACAGGGAAAAATTCCTGAGAATGGTTTGTCTAGTTTGGAGCATGTGGCTTCCGAAACCCCCGCATCATTGGGGATGGATAGTCACGGGCCAAATCAGGTGCCAATGGGTATAAAGAAAGAGAAGGTTTCAACGCCTGAAGGTTCTTTTACTTTCCGGTAACATCATTGTGGTTAACAGAATTGGGGGCGCAAGCCCCCTTTTCTTTAGGAGAAAATAATGGCTAAGAAGCAAGGCTATAAAGCAAGACAGGATGAATCATTAGGCGCTCGTAAAGGCGCAAGAAGCAAACTCAAAAGGAATGTTTCTGCGGCAGGTCGGCGCAAAATGGCATCTGGTCCTCGTAAAGCGGCTGGTGGTAAGAAGTACGGCCTTAAGAAGTGAGGATATAATTATGTTAGTAATGGGCAGTGGTAAATTTCAAAGAGATACGTTCGAGAAGAAAGCAAAGCCAGAAAATAAACCACGTGAAAGTGGGTACACTTTGATGACTGGGCCGGACGAATATTTTAACGAGAATAATCAAAAACAGAACAATGCCAATATAGGCAACAGACCTGAATGGGTTGGATGGTCTTTAGAATAAAAAGGAGTTTTTGTGGACATTGATTGGGATAAGCCTTATGGCGTTATCTATGGTAATCATGATGGTCGATATGAGCAAGGCGGTATTTATTTCGATATTCATGGGAGGGAGGTATACGCACCTCAAAAAAATATTGAATGGGCAAAAGAGCAAAAAGGTTTGGGCGGAAGGAATCTTTTAATAAGTTATGCAAAGGAGTTTAATATTCCTATTGATAACAACGAAAAGATAAATTCCGTAAGGGAAAAAGTGATAGCACATATGTCATGAAGAAAATATATGTGCCTATTAAAAAAGTAGAAGAATATACACCAGAAGATTTTGGCGGAATACGGCAAGTCAAAACTGTATGTATTGTTAGGTATGGTGCTTTTGGCGATATAATCCAAGCGTCCTCTTTGTTTCCTCGGTTTAAAGAACTAGGGTATAAGGTTTGTGTAAATGTAACTGAAACAGGTCATGACCTTCTTTTGCATAACCCACATGTGGATCAATTGATTGTTCAAAATGACAATCAAATAAGTAACTTTGAACTGGGTGAGTATTGGGAGGCCATGGGAAAATGTTTCCATAAATTTGTTCAGCTTTCTGAATCTATAGAGGGAACCCTTCTTCTTAATCCTAAAAGAGTTATGGAAGTACAGGGAAAATCATATGTTATAGAGGGGAACGAAAATTACGATTCGTCTAAAGAAAAAATACATGACATATGCAATAAAAACTATTTAGAGGAAACTCACAGGTTAGCAGAAATAGATTTCAAACATGCTCCTGAATATTTTCCTTCTAAAGAGGAAAGGAAATGGGCCAAAAAAGAAAGGAAGAAAATAAAAAACCGTAAGGTTGTTTTGTTTGCTCTTTCTGGTTCATCTGTTCATAAGGTCTATCCATGGACAGATAATGTAATAGCGAGTCTTCTATTAAAAAGAAAGGATGTTTCAATAGTTACTGTTGGAGATGATCTTTGCCAACTCTTAGAGGTTGGGTGGGAAGATGAGAAAAGAGTTATTACAAAATCGGGTAAATGGTCTATTAATAAAACTCTTGCCTTTTTGCCCTACTGTGATGTTATTGTAGGGCCAGAGACTGGTGTGCTAAATGCCGCGAGTGGGATGAACAACCATAAATGTGTATTCCTTTCTCACTCTTCTATAGAAAATTTAACCAAGCATTGGAAGAATACTACTTCAATGGAGCCAGAAAACTGTAGTTGTTTTCCTTGCCATAAAATGCATTTTGGTTTCTCGACTTGTAATAGGGATAGGGAAACTGGTGGCGCTTTATGTGCGGCTAATATTCATCATGAACGAGTAGTTAAGGACATACTAGGAAATCTTAAATGAGTACATACATAGAACTTTGTCAAGATATGGCTAGGGAGGTAGGAATACCCGGCACAGGTCCGTCTTCTGTTACACCAACAGCAGAAGACGAAGCAGACGTAGTTCGTTATATTAGAGATGCTAATACAGATATATGTAGTATGTGGTTTAACTGGGACTTTTTGTGGGGAGAGCATTCCACCACAACAACTTCTGGAACCTCTACCATATCTTCTCCAAGTGATTTGGCTCAGTGGAATATAGATTCCGTTGTTTATGATCCAACTGCTGACAACTGGCAACCACTTACATATGTGGGGTGGAGAGAATATAGGGAAGATTACAAGTACGGGACTATAGATACTGGGACTCCTGAATTCTTTTCTGTAAAACCAAATAATGTGATTGATATGTATCCTACTCCTGATACAACTGGTAAAACAGTTACTATAGAGTATTGGAAAACTCCTACCGCATTAAGTGCTTCTGATGATGATCCAGTAATACCAGCAAGATTCCAAAGAATAATTATTTGTAGAGGTAAGATGTATTACTCTGAGCAAAATGATGCACCTGAAGTATTATCTTCTGCGGTTGCAGAGTTTAATGATATTCTGGGTAAACTAGAAGCAGATCAATTACCCGCGCAAAGAGATAGGAGATTTTCTGTTGTCCAGAATCTTGAGAACTATACGGTGGTTCCTGAATGAGATATGCGACGAGTATTCCAAGGTCAACAACATCTACTAAATATTTTCCTTTTTCAGGAGGATTGAATATTGTTGATCCAGTTCTTTCTTTAGAACCGGGTGAATGTATAGCGGCTAAAAACTTTGAAGTAGATATAAGGGGCAGGTATAGAAGGCTAGACGGATATGAAAGAGATGATGGGACAGGGCTTCCATCTGCGATTACCTACTATAGGATTCCGTATACTATAGGATCAGCCAAAGATTCTGTTTTTGATAGTGCGTATGGAATTTCTTTTGATCTCCAAATTCCTCGCGTAGGTGATATGGTCAAAGGAGAAACAAGTGGGGCCATAGGGCAGATTTTGGTTGTAACTGTGGAGGAAATAGTTACCGCCGCTGGTGCGTTTATAGATAATGATGCAGAAGGATACATCTATTTTACAGTTACAAGCGGGACGCTTCAGGAAGGAGAGACAATATATTTTCTAAATAAAGATAGCGCCTTTGGAAGCGCATATAACGTGGAGTATGGATAATGGGTACACCAACAGCATTAAGACAAACTAGGGCATATCTGACTGGTACTAGCTTTGCCAATAATACAACTGGCGCAATTACAGCGCAGATGATCAGGCAATTCACAGAATCAGGGATGGGTGGATACGCTTGCATTAATAATGCGGCAGGAGATGGAACTCCAGCAACTCAAGCTGTAGCAAATGCAACTACGGTAACTATAGATTGGTCTTTAGGATCATCTGGGTCGGATGTTGCACAAGATACTGGGACGGTATCTTCAACAACTGTGGGAACAGACGCTGACTATGCCAGTGATCAAATAAGAATATACGACAAAGGATTTTTCGCGGTAAATTGTTGCTTGTCAATAAAACAATCAGCAACTGCTAATATTATCTGGACCGCTATGATATCTACTGATAATACTGGAGGCTCTACAACCGATGCTCCAGCGTTAAAATCAAGTCAGTATATAACTAATGCTAATGATTCTGCTAATTTTAATATGTGCGGAGTAATTGACACTACTGGTCATACAACTTATACAGATGTGTACGCTAGACTTAAACACGATAATGGAAGCAGTCAAAACATGCTTCTATGGTATGGTCAGTTAATGGTATATAGGATAGGGTAATGGGGCTTTATGCCACTTGCTTATCAAATGGCCCTCCTGTATTAAGGGATGCTACTGTAGATTCAACCTTAGTTACTGAACTACAAGAGCGAATAGAGGAGAAGAGGGAGACTATTACTGTTGTTCCCGGAGAGGGAAATGTTCTGGGTGTATGGGGATACAGTGGAGATATATATGCCTTTAGAAATGATTCAGGCGGTGCTACTGCTAGTATGTACAAATCTACTACTGCTGGATGGAGCCAAGTAGATTTAGGAACTGCATTAAATTTCAATGCAACCACAACCAATGGAGAGATGGTGGTGGGTGCGGCTTTAACTGGCGCAGGTGGTGCTACAGGAACTATAGCTGGAGTTTCTTACTTTGGAAACTGGGATACTGGCGCAGAAGGAA